AAAACTCAAGTCTATCAACTAACTTAGTAGCTTGACCAGATTTTATAGCAACAAATCCTTCTGGAGCAGTAACTTTATATCCATTTCCATCCTTCAAGAATGTACCAATAGTTTTTACTCTTTCTAACTTACGAACTATCATAAGTTTTGCCGCAGTTAAATTCTTATAAGATGCAACTGTCATGTAAATTGATCTTTGATTTGCAGCAATAAATTTAAGTCCATTCATCTTAACATCTTCCCACTTCTTTTTACCTTTATCACTCTTCTTTGAATTAATTTCTTTATCAAGTAGTGTTGTATAATACATTGCAAAATCAGATACAACTTTATTTGTAGATGGAATAGATCTACCACCTCTAATATAAGTATTGAAGAACTGTTTGAATACAGTATTAAAGGCAAATCTATCTGTTCCTTTCATTGCATCTAGGAACTTAGATGCTTGTCTTAAAGATCCTTCTGCTTGATTGACAGAAGATTTGAACTTTTGTAATTCTTGTGTAGTAAAGTTTGCACTACCACTTGCATCAACAAAGTCTGAAGAGAATACTGCAATATCAGAATTACCTTGATATGGAGAAACATCCACACCAAATCCAGCAGCCATCTCTGGTAAAGATGATCCTGTATAATGTGTATGAAATACAATACCAATCTTAGATGCATTAACACGTTTACCAAGATCTGTATCTAATGGAATAGCATATGTAATAGTATTTGGTTGAAAGACAACACATTTCTTACCATTAACTGATGTTATTTTTTTTGTATTTTCTGTAAATAAAAGATCTCCCTGTATAACACCTTGAATTCCCAACTTCATAAAGTATGATAAACACTCTTTTAAGACATGGTTCAATCCACTAGTAGGATAAAAATTATCTATAACATCAAAACTATAACATACTTTAGGAGAAGTCTTTGCAAATACAGATTTATTACCAACAAAAAACATATTAGTAGTAGGATCAATACCACATATAATAGCAGGAGCTCCATCCCATTTTGTTGTTACCTTCATACTAGAAGAATCTCCTTGTGAAAGCATCTTACCAAGAGATCTAAGAAAAGCAATAGATGACTTTCCACCCTCACTTCCATTGTTGAGGATGTCATCTTCTAAATGTTCTAAATGAGTATTCTTTGACATTACATTATTTTTATATGAAAACAGCCTTCAAAGATTATCTTTCCAGCTTTTGAACTACCTTTAAGAGAAACAACATCATCTTTAGAAAGACCTAATAATCTCTGTCTATCCTTAAGTTGTTTTTCAGTTAAACCAGCACCAACACCACCAGAACCAGCAGCTTTATATAAATTCTCTACAACAATATCTCTAGATAACTTATTCTTTACTTGATCAACTGCAACAGCTAATTCAGACGCACCAGTTTTAGTACCAATAGCAAGTTTATCTTTACCATATTTAGCAGTAAAATTATTTAAATTATCAACATTAGGATGTACCTTTTTCATTAACTCCTGTAGATATGGTATCAATACTTCCTGTTCATTCATTGACTTTGTATAAGTACTAACACCAATCCATTGTGAAGACCCATCAGCAGGAAAATGTTGATCTAAATTTTTAAATTTTTTACGTACTTTTTCTACTTCTTTTATACCAGTATCATCAGTCTCTTTAATTATAAATTCTTGTAAAGATCTACCAATCTTACCATGTCTTGCATTTGATCCATACTCAAGTTCAAGAGCAAATCCAGCACTAGCTGTTTTATATTTAGCTACCATCTTTTTAGATTCAATTTTTGCCCTACCTTTATAAGTACTAACTTCAAAATGTAATTGAGAATCTTGATTAGTCATTCCAATAACACCCTTAGTATATTTAACAATCTGTGTTATATCACCACCTACATTTATTTCATGAATATTAGGAGAAGAACTCTTCTTTAAAGAAACTGGATATACAAGATTTTCTTTATATAATTGATAAATTTCCTTATTAACCTCATTCATATAGCTTACTTTATAATCATCTCCCTTCATTGAAGTTAATTTTTTAGCTTTATCATTCAATGATTTTAGTCTAGTCATACCAGCCTGATTATAAATCCAAAAATCTGCTGGATTCCATTTATCTTCACCTACCTTTCTTTCGAGTAAAGCATATTCTTGCATCGTCTTTGCTAATATTCTATAAGTATAATATGGATTAAAACTATCTGGTATCGCAGATGGTCTTGATAAATTATACGAAGTTCCTACATTAGGATAACTAGATTTAAATTTTTTAACTTGAGATATTAATATATCATGCCACCCTTCTTCAACTAAAAAAGATCTCATTTTATGAATCTGACTATTCATCTCTTTAACATCATTAAACTGATCATTTAACATACCAGATAAACCGCCAAATTTACCACAAAGATCTATAATATCCTGAGTTTTTTTAACACCACTCCAAACCTCTGGATCATAATCATTTAATTTACCATTAACCAACATAGCATAATAAAAACAAAATCCTGTCTCACTTAATACTTCTGTTGCTTTACCACCAAAAGAAGACTTACCACCACTATCACCACCAAATTCCTTAGTCTTAGATAACTTTCCAAATCCCAATTTTTTACCACCAACAACAAGCTTTAAGTTTCTACCTATATCAGGTTTAGCATTAAATATAGTTTTTAAACTAACACTATCAGATGGTAAATATTCAGTCTTACCTATTATAACTTTATCTATCTTAGATGAAGAAGCATCTTCAAAAACAAACTTTTCACCATTATTAAATTTATCGACAAAAAGATCAGACCTACCAGCCCTCTTTATAAGTTCAGAATAAGTTAAACTTGATGCCATTTATATTATGATACCCTACTTTTTATTTATCCTTCTTTGTAATAGATTTTAAAAGAGCTTTAGGATGTATAGACATGCCAAGCAATGTCTCACCTAAAGCTTTTACCATCTGAGAATCAGATATCGCCGGCCCTTCTGTTTTCTGACCTGATGACTTCAAACGCACCTTCTGGATAGCGCGCTTCGAGTTTTTGTACATTGCGGATAACGAGATCATCAATTGAGACTCCTAAAGATAAACATGCTTGAGCTATATACCACATTACATCTCCAAGTTCTACAATCATATGCTCACGAGAAGCATCATCATATGGTTTACCTTGGAATGTAATCTTTTTAACAATTTCAGCAAACTCACCACCCTCGGCACCTACACCAATAGCAGCAGTTAGTAGCCTATTTAGATCAACACTAGGTTTTAATTCATTTACACGTTCTATAAAAGCATTTGTATCTGCTGATGCTTCACTAGTAACACCAGAAACAAATTTTAAATACTCATCATAACTAACACGTGGTTCTCTTAATTTCATACTTTAAATCCTGCAAAACTTCTTGTTGTTTTTTCTGAAACCTCAGTATCATCTTGACCTGAATCAACGATGTTTTTCTGAGCACTGTCCTCTACATTATACAATTTCATCTTCGATCTGTCAATACCCACAACAAATCTTTTATACATTGTAGGATCATTGTACCGATTCTTTAACTGTTTAACCATGATCTGATTCAATGCTTCCAACTCCTCAGTAGATATGAGAGCGAACATAAAATCAGCAGTAGCAGGGAGTCCAAAGGATTCTGAAGTGTCAGTGAGGTCAACGTCAGTAGAACCAAAACCAGAACGAGTAGTTTGAGTAGCACTGACAATCGGTAGATTTGCTTCCACAGCCAGACCACGAAGTTCCTCCGCAATCGCCTTAACGAACGTGTATGAATTAACAATTGTACCCTTGTAACGACTAGATGAACAAATATTTAGATAATCAATAAAGATGATATCTGGTGTAAAACTTTTCTTAAGATGTAACTCATTTAACAATGCCCTAAAGTGTCCAGCGTGTGCAGAAGCAGTTGGATATTCTTTAATGATTAACTGTCCATGAGTCTTCTTTGTTATCTTCTCAACCTTTGTATCATACATTGGTTTCGGAAGTTCTATAATAGATTTAATATCAACATTAAAAAGATTTGCATCTATACGTTCTGCAATTCTTTCTTCCGCCATCTCTAATGTAATATACAAAACATTCTTACCTTCCATCAAACAAGAAGCAGCTTGATGACACATGAATAAAGATTTACCAACACCAGTACCAGCAAGAGCAATGTTTAATGTCTTACGTGGTAAACCACCCTTAGTAATCTTGTTAAACATATCAAGATCAAATTGAATCTTATCTTCTTTTAGATGATAGAACTCATATCTAGACTGAGCATCAGCAAAATAATCATGTCCTATATGATCATCAAATGATACTGATAATGCTTCTGACAATATACTAGGAATAGCATCTCTATTCTTTTTCTCATCCTTACCATCAGCAATCTTAACTGACTCCATTAATGCAAGATATACAGCTCTCTCCTTACACCACTTCTCTGTACTATCAACTAACCAAGTTTGATCTACTTTCTCATCAGTGAAACTATCAATTATAGTAACACACTCTTTGAACATATCTTCAGAGAGATCTTTTCTATTCTCTACTTCTATAGTTAGAACAGATTTAGTTGGAAGGCCGTCATATTGATTGATAAAATCTAGTATCTCTTGAAAGATTGTTTTCTCAGATACATTATCAAAATAAACATCCTTTATAAAAGGAATTACCTTCCTCATATAATCTTCAACATGAATAAGATTAGAAAGGATTTTATTCTCAATCCTATCAACCATCAATTTACACCATCGAATGAACCATAACTATACTCGTTCTTTGCACATTCGTCAAGTGCTTGCATTACTTCTGGCGTAAAATACTTTTGAGGATCTTCGAGAACACTCTTAGCATAAACTTTCGCCTCTCCAATCTGGTATCTGTTTCCAGCTTTTGTAAAGACTCCATATTTTTCTCCCAGTTCGAGGAGTCCGTAATAGGAATCCAATCCTCTTTCATCGTAGAATAACCTAGTAGCTACTATAGAATTCTCTTTAGTGAATCTGGATTTAAATGCTTTACACTTAATGATATTACCAATAACATCTTTACCATCTTTCTCTTTAGATTT